GAAGAAGAAGAAGAAGAAGAAGAAGATTCTGAACTAAGTGAATACAATTCAGAAGAACTTGAAGATGTGGATGAACTTACTAAATACTCTTCAGAAGAGCTTGAAGATGTGGATGAACTTGATGTGGATGAACTTGATGTGGATGAACTTGATGTGGATGAACTTGATGTGGATGAACTGGAAGAAGTTGACGAGCTAGAACTAGATGATGCATAAACTGGATGTTCACGAGACATTGCAATAATTACTGGATTAACAGCATCTCTAAAGATGTCACCTACTTCATTGTTGTAATTGTCTACATCAAATGTTGTTTCTATTGACAAAGATCCACTTGACCAGTTTGAGGTGACCAAGCTTTTAGAATTTAATAAGGAAAGAGAAGTTGTTTCAGGCTGTATGTCGCCATCATCTAAGTCAAACAAATATATTTGTTGATTTGATATAACTGCAATATTGAACGGGTCAAATACATATTGTGTTGAGTCAGGTTTTATTGGTATGTCGGTTTTAGTATTACTCCATCCATTATCATATGTAAACTTTACGTTTTGAGCGCCAAGAGCAAATATGTGAGGAGTAATATCAGTATTGTAAGATAGACTTACATTTTTAAATCCACCAAGACTATATCCTGTTGGAGAAGTCAAACTGCTAATCTTAGTATAAATAGGATTAGATCCCAGTAAAGATTCACTACCTAAAGAATCTGATGTTACATAATAAATTTTCTGACCAGCGACATTAGAGATAAATGTAAATCCTGCTTCAGAAGAACGTGTTAATCCTCTAACATCGTAATCCACAAGATCGCCGACAGTAGAGCTAGTTAGCTCAATAAAACTGGAATTAGCCCATGAGTCAGAATTATAGTTATAAAAGTTAAAGTCAATTTTATCTTCTGTTCTATTAGCTATAATAAAATTATCAATAGTGTTAGAGATTTTTATATCATCAAACGAATCCGCATCATATGTTTTAGTTCCTTTTAAGATTAGATTCTCATCTGTTATTGCATACACCTTAAATGTGGAATCTTCATGAGTTATTAAATATGGTCTTTTATTCTCTGTTTTGTCAGAGATTAATCCTAGCCAATTAACGAAATAGTTTGTTGAATATTCAATTATCTCTTTAACTGTTTGATTTATTTTTATCAGACCTATAGTGGAATTGCTACTGTTTTTCTTAGAAAATACAATTGTTATTTCGCTATTAACGATTAAGATATTCGAATAGCTTATCTCATCATCCGTTCTGTACAGCACATCGGTCCCAATTGATTCCCAACAAAATCCATTCCAGAATTTATAAACAAGATCATAATGTCCATTTTTTTGCTCGACCCATGTAAGGTGAGGATATCCACGACTATCCAATTCCATAGAAAATGATTGTACAGAATGCTTATTTGTTAAAATTTTAGTTTGTTTTAATATCATTTTTTATTCCAGATACACCTCAATGTTCAAGCCTGTAAATATAAACAGATCCTGAACCTGCTCCATTATCATCATCCTCATCAGCTCCAACAATTGCATAATCTCCACTAATTGAAACAGACTCTCCAAAGCTATCATTAGCAGCGCCATCAGATGCAATTATCTTAAATTCATTTCCCCAAGTGTTGCCTGAAGTTCTTTCATAAATATAAACAGCTCCTGCACTTTCACCATTATCATCATCCCTATTAGCTCCAACTATTGCATAATTGTTGTCAATTGACACAGAATATCCAAAGTGATCACTAAGTTCTCCATCAGATGCGATTATTTTTAATTCATTTTCCCAAGTATTACCTGAAGTCCTTTCATAAATGTAAACAGATCCTGAAGTGCTTCCATTATCATCATCTAAATGAGCCCCAACAATTGCATAATCTCCACTAATTGATACAGAATATCCAAATTGATCATTAGCAGCTCCATCAGATGCGGTTATTTTCAATTCATTTCCCCAAGTATTACCTGAAGTCCTTTCATAAAGATAGACAGATCCTGAACTTGAATCATCACCATGAGCCCCAACAATTGCATAATCTCCACTAATTGAAACAGAATCTCCAAAGCTATCATTAGCAGCTCCATCAGATGCGGTTATCTTAAATTCATTTCCCCAAGTATTACCTGAGGTTCTTTCATAAAGATAAACAGCGCCTGAATCTGCTCCATTATCATCATCACCACGAGATCCAACAATTGCATAATCTCCACTAATTGAAACAGAATCTCCAAAATAGCCATAATCATCTCCATCAGATGCGATTATTTTCAATTCATTTCCCCAAGTATTACCTGAAGTTCTTTCATAAAGATAGACAGATCCTGAACTTACTCCATTATCTCCGTCAATAAAAGCTCCAACTATTGCATAATCTCCACTAATTGAAACAGAGTTTCCAAAAAAGTCAGATGCAGCGCCGTCAGATGCGGTTATTTTTAACTCATTTCCCCAAGTATTACTTGCCGTTCTTTCATAAATATAAACCGATCCTGAACCTGCTCCATTATCATCATCCTCATCAGCCCCAACAATTGCATAATCTCCACTAATTGAAACGGTTTTGCCAAATTGATCTGATGCAGCGCCATCAGATGCGATTATCTTAAATTCATCAGCCATTAACATTGAACTACTTGAACTGCTACTTGAGGAAGTGCTGGAAGCACTTGAGTATCCTTCAGAGCTACTACTGGAAGAGCTTGAATATCCTTCAGAGCTACTACTGGAAGAGCTTGAATATCCTTCGGAGGAAGAACTAGAAGAGCTTGAATATCCTTCGGAGGAACTACTAGAAGAGCTTGAAGAACTAGAATACCCTTCGGAGGAAGAACTAGAAGAGCTTGAACTACTAGAATACCCTTCGGAGGAACTACTACTAGAAGAGCTTGAATATCCTTCTGAAGAACTACTAGAAGAATATCCTTCTGAAGAACTACTACTTGAAGAACTAGAATATCCTTCGGAGGAAGAACTAGAAGAGCTTGAACTACTAGAATACCCTTCTGAGCTACTACTTGAAGAACTAGAATATCCTTCTGAAGAACTACTGGAAGAATATCCTTCTGAAGAACTACTGGAAGAGTAGCCTAGAGAAGAACTACTTGAAGAACTAGAAGAATAGCCTAGAGAAGAACTTGAGCTATCTGAACTAAAAGAAGAAGAACTAGAGTCAGAAGTAGAACTGCTTTCTTCCATTATACTTTCTTCTTCAATATTTAATTTTCTTATATCTACGATAGGTATAGATAGATCTACAACTGCAACACTTGAATTAGTTAGTCCAACATTGCTATTCCCATCAGTGTCCGTCAAAGAGACTTTTATGAAGACCACATCGTTACTTGCAGTTAAAACAGAAGAAGGATTCCAAGTTATTTTTCTATATCCTGGCATTATACCAAAACCTATATCTCCAATTACATTGCTTGACACAGATGAAAAAGTAATATTGTCAGTAGAATATGTCAATAAAACATTTGATTCACTAACCTCAAAGGCTCCTTTATAAAAATAGATTATGTCAATTAATCCACTTCCATCTTTTCTTTGTGAAGAAGTTACTTCAGTTATTGCAGGTTTATCGTGATCTAATGGGAAGAACAGTTTTCTTTGAAATACATTTGGGTTAGAATGAATGTCTGTAATTGTTACGCGAGCAGTAAGTATGTCTCCTGACAATAAGGTTGACCCACTATAAGTACAAGCTATCCCTGACGAATCAAAGTCAAAAGTATCTGACCTAGATGTTCCAGAGTTATCTGTGCTTTCCAGGTAGACTAAGTTGTTATTTATCCATACTTGATAATATATGCTTTCTATTTGTTCTTCCCCAAATATTACATTAAACGATAACTTTATTTTGTCATCTCCACATTCTAAAGGCGCATTATTAAAGTCCGTGATTAATAATGTGTCAATCCCAATATTGTTTTTATATAGCTTTATTTTGTGAGGATAAGATTTAGGGGCTTTCGTCAAGATTTCTGTGTTTAAGTTTTCTACTACATATGGGGTAAATAGTATTCCATTAACTCCAGTATCGTCTGACAACTTTCCTAATGAGTCCATATGAATAATTCTAGGAGGATCTATAATACTTTGAACGGACTGTGCATTAGAGTCAAACAAACTATCTATTTCATCTGCGAAACTAAATGTTTTATAGTTGGCAATTATTCCAAACAGTCTATTTTTTACTATCTGTATGACAGAAGAATCAAATCGTTCAGCGTAAGTTATTGCGTTGTTTAATATCTTTTGTGGTTGTACGGATTGTTCTCCTCCATATCCTAAAATTCTTGATGGAGAATAATCAGAGGTAACTACAGGATGTTGAGATATAAAAAGAACAGCAACTTGATCAGCAATAATGGCTCTTTTTTGATCTTCACTTATTGTATTTTCATTTAGGTCATCTAAAGAAGAAAAAATACTTTTGTTATACAAAGTAAGAAACGAATCGCTAGCATGAGGACTAGACGTAAATATGTCGTGTTTATTTGGAGTAACGTACTGAGCTTCTGCTGGAGCACTAAACGTCAACAGTTGCATATAAGAGTTTGACTCCTTATTTATATGAGTTGATGGAGACGACAAATTTTTGTCAATAAAGAACTGACTAGTTATTTTGATTCTAAATACAAAGAGGCCAAACAAACCATAATTAGAAAATGCGTCTTGATTTTTACTAGGGACAGTCCATTGAAAATATCTTGCTGAATCATCTAATTCTAGATCGAACCCACTAAAAGTAGCTAGGTTATTCTCTTCTCCTGATATTAAATCTGTTACGGACAATTGGATTGTGTTTTTTACATAAACGTAATCATCACCTAAGGAACCCTCAAGATGTCCTTTCTTATCAAACTTGATACTAATAGATTGATCATTAAAGCAAAAGGCGTTACTAATTGCAGTGGAGGTGGTGCTAATGTTTGAGGTTTCTTTAAATCCCCAAACAACTTGATTAAGTAAAATATTGCCTGCATTATTGTTTGCAACAAAATCGGAATTAATAATGTCAATTGACAAGGAAGTATTTCTAAAATTACCTCCATCATCTTGTATATATGGATACATTAAGTTGGCATATGTCGAACCACTTTCTGTAAAATGCAGATCAGGATTATTTGTTGATCTTAAATACCCTACTCCATCTTTAATTGACATTGTTGTTCCTCTTTCCTAAATTGTGGTTCTATTATCTACTATGTAGATAAGTCTTTATCCTCTAAACCCATTATACAAATGGGCGTTATGAGCTACTAGAACTGCTCAATGAACTACTAGTCATAGAACTTGAGCTTGACGAGTCAATTGAGCTACTAGAGCTAGATGCGAATTCATTAAATGTTACAGTTCTTCCAACTTTTTCAACAACTATAATATCCCCATATTCTAATTCAAATGCAATGTGTGGTGAGTTAAACGTATCAGACTCTCCATTTGCATTAGAGAATTCCGAATATGAAGTAGTAATCGAATTAGTTAATTTGTTAATAACGTAAACAGTATTGTCAGACAGGTCTGTAGCCAGAATCCTATTATTATTGGCGTTAGAGTATGTCGCAGAGACTAGGTTGGAGAATGGGGCTATTGATGTCCAAACTAAATTATATGGATCAATGGTATATTCATATATAACTCCTGAAGAGTTTGTGACTAACAAAACGTTAGCATCTTCTGAATAATCTAAAAATATTGGATTAGAGGTAGATATTGACGTTACAAGAGTGGACATACTCTCGTTAAGTTCTATTACTCTATTGTTTCCCGTATCGGCAACAAAATAATTGCCATTTAGAGTCTGAATAGCAAAGGATGGACTACTTAATCCACTATATGAGTATATAACTGAGGACGAAATGGTTTCACTTACCCTAATTGAGTCAGAGTTCAATGAGAGTACTTCACCAGATTGATTAAATGAGATTGGTTCTCTGTTTCTTGAAGAGTCAATGAACTGAGATTTATTTATTCCACTATTGATGGAGACTAAATGACTAACATTAGATGTGCTAAATGACCTGTATTGAGGTAGAATTTTAATTCTTATGTCTGGAGTTTCTCCATATTTTAGGCTATTCTTTATATAGTCCCACCTTATTAGGTTCAAACTGCCCTTAGAAGAGCAAACAAGGTCTCTAAACCTGTTTTTATCTAATGAGTTGGCGGTAGAAAAGAGGACTTGTATGTCAGACCTCCACTCTTCACCATCACGCCCTCTAAATTCCACTAGAATGTCAAAATTAGACCATTTATCAGAATATGCAACGATTTCAATATCTACATATTTAGTGTTAATTTCTCCTATCTCTAAAGAGTAAGACAGATCTCCATTTATTGTCATAGATTGAGTGCTCCAATTTTCCATTATAAAGTTTCCCAAGGTTTTAGTTTTAGAACTCCAAAGCCCAACTCATTATCCCAGCCATTGTTATTTGTGTCGTAAGCGTTATCATATAGCCATTGTCTAAACTCTTTAAGAACATCTTCTTTTTTAGGCATCGTATTATTTATTTTTTGCTTCTCTCTCCACAATAACGCTAATCCTGAAACGATTGGACATGATATACTTGTTCCTGTCATCTTGCCATACTTATTGTTGGGCAATATACCATAATGGAAATTTAAGCTTGCAATAGCAATCTCTGGTTGCTCACAAACTGTTCCGCCTTTACCTGCGGTAGAATACCACGCAGGCAAGTTATGCTCGTTAGCACTAGCAACTGATATACAGTTATTAAATGATGCAGGATAGGACATATATGGAGAACCTCGTAATCCTTCATTACCTGCTGCTGCAATAGGAATAATACCCAAAGAAACGGCTTCTTCTAAAGCGTCATATAGTAAAGCACTTTTATGAGGACTACCAAAACTCATAGAAATAACTCCGTAATTATTGCGACAAGCATATTGGATTGCCTTTACCACGTTTTTTTCAAATGCATGAAGATCGCCATCTCGTCCATCGCCATGAAGAACTTTTGCACTCAAACATGTTGATTTTGGGGCAATTCCATAATTGTCGGATATTATCTCTCCAACGATGAATGTTCCGTGATTAGAGTAATCGTATGAATCATCGCAATTTTCTATAAAACTCATTGGAAAGATTTTATTTATTATTTCTATGTGAGACTCGTCAACTCCTGTATCTAGAACGGCAACTTTCTCTCCTTCTCCCTTGCATATCGTTTTGTCAAAGTTTCCATTTGTAACAAGCCAGTTGTTTTTGTCGTTTGATACGCTTGATTTAACAACACTATATTTGTTTAATCCAAATTTCGAAAATTTGTATCTTAGGCAGGATATCCAATTATTTAGGTTTTTTATCTTCATAATATATTAATTCGGCTGTATAAAGCTTTAACGATTGACTAATGATAAATTTAAATTGAGAAGGAGGAGTCTCGTTACTCTTAATGTAATGCAATACGTCATGCAGGAATATAGAAGTGATTTTAACATCTTCTTTAGAGGCTTTAATGGGATAATTATTAGAGATGTAGCTGGTTTTAATGTTTTTAAGGAATTTCTCTGTTTCATTCTCTAACTCATTAAAATTATTGTAATTTTTGTTCGTTTTATGTGAATATGTCTTAAAAATCGCTGCAACATTTAAAAAAGATACTTCTGGTTGATTTTGATAAGTTGCAACATTTTCGTTTACAATATGGTGTAACCCATCGTAATCTGGTATTATACATCCCGTTAATAAGAATGCTAATGTTATGGTTTTTAAAATATTCCTCACAAGATGCCTTTTTGTGGAATACTTCACTAGTTCTAGTAAAAATACCTATAAAAATAGGATAAAGAAGGTGCCTAATAGAATAAATATCTATTGAGGAATAATGTTAAGCTTATGAAAATGAAACGTCTAAATAAAACGGCAATGCCTGCTAGATTGGGTGAGATTGATGGAATAGTCAATCCAATGCCTGCAAACCTTAGTGAAGAGTCAAAACTAGGTTATCCATCCTATGACCCTAAAAAGGTTAAGAAGCTAATAGCAACTTGCGATTTTTTAAGGTTCATGTTTTCTTCCTTGGGAAGTGATGAGAATGCATTAAGAGAGGTTTATAGCTCTTTTGTGTTAGAGAATAGCGGTTACTGCAAAAGATACAAAGAGGGTTAAATAATGGATTGGTATAAGGAATCCCAAAACAACTACGAAAATCTCCCTGATTCATTAAAGGGTGGCGACTGCTTTACTGATGCCTTTAATTATATTTTTACGCAAGGAGTACTTGGTGGAAGAAAAGATTTACAACTCGTTCATGCGATAATTTGTCCAATAATGGGTAGATTAGAAGGTGTTACGTTTGGGCATGCTTGGGTAGAGGATGGAGATAAGGTTATAGACACATCTCGAAGCAACCAAGAACTTAAGAGAGAAAATTTTTATATGATAGGTGGATTAATTAACTTGCCAAACTCCAGAAATTTTCAAGACAGAAATTTTCAGACAACATTTAAAGAAGAACTTATACATAGATACTCTGTGGAAGAGGCTCAAGAAATGTCTGTAGACCATAATGGGCGTGGACCATGGGAGACAAAATTTGACGAATATATAGTTGAAGACGAGGAATCTGATGGCAACAATTAACATTAATGGTGTAAATACCATTACAAGTGATATAACTGGGGTACAGAATGTGAACTTCTCTTATCTAGGAGTAAAGCCTACATCCATCCAACCAATTGACAGGATATGTGGAGTTTTTGTATCTGACATTGTTGTTGCAGATAGTGGTTTTGTTAGATGGTTAGATGTAGCTTGGGATGGAGATCAAGACAACTATAACCTTGGGTTATTCGTTAGATCTTCTAATGACCCACTATCTAATGAGAAATGGGTAGGTCCGTTTTACAATAAGACTTTTGACATAGGGACGCAAAAAGGCGAGAACCTTCAGTTTATGGTGGTAATGATTGCAGATGAATCTTATACTCCAAAACTAAATGAGATACAACTGCGATACGTTTCTTCTAGTTCTGCAACTAATTTTTATAGCAAAGCTTTTGATTTAACTTTTGCTCCTGAAACTATTTTGTTGACATACAATGCAGATTTAAATAACGACACAGTTGTTAAGTTCTCTGTTTCAAGAAAAGATACAACTAACTCATTGGATTACGAGTCAATAACTCCCAATAAAATAGAGACATTATCTCAAACACAGGCTTCATCTAACAAGTTAAAATTGTTGATTGAATTGTCTGGAGAATTTACTGCTGACGTTTCTGTACACGAATTCTCTTTGACAATTGGTGGACGCAGTGTGGATAGACTTAATAAAGTTGAAGTCGATAGCTCAAGCATGTCGATGTCTTCCGACTCGTCTTCAAGTAGTTCTAGCTCTATTGATAGTTCTAGCTCTTATTCAAGTAGTTCTAGCTCATCTTAGTAAGGTTACAGATTCCATTCGTTAATAGATTTAATTATCTCTTTCTTAACTTCTTTAGACTTCCAGTAAGCTTCGTGAGCTTTCATTGGAGAGTAACCAAAAGGACTAAATCTTTTTTTATCTATGTAAACGTTTTTTATGTTAGGGGCATTTAATGGATATGCTAAAACATCTTTTTTGTGAACAAAGTTTAAAACGTCAACATTAGGTGATCGAAAATTGGCAATTAATTCTTCTTCAATTTTTACTTCACCAATCTCAATAAATTTTAATGGACTACCAAATATAACGCATTTATTTTTTGCAGCAGATAGAGCTAATATACTACCTGCTGAATGTCCAAAATAAATATCAGCTTCGGGTATTTTAATATCTTTAGTGTGAAGTAGAACATGCTGAAAATCTAGAATTCTTTCAGCTAGCCATCCCCTTAGAGATCCATAATGCAAATTTGAGTCATCAAGATTATGTTTATCATCATGCTCTTCAATTAAATGAGAATGTGACCATTTAAATATCTCCCACTCAAACGATACTTCTGACGATATATCACTAAGGAACTTCCTATGTAATTTATCTTCTTCTTGATACCCAACTCCAGGTATAAATACGACTTTCATAGAGGTGCCTCGCTTATTAAGAGTTAAAATCTAATTCAATAAGCGAGGCATTATCCCCTTCTCTATTTTTGAACGCCCAAGAGATCAATATTTCCAGTTGCGTCTAGTCTATCTTGGTCAGAGAAAGCTATAGTAGCCTCTCCAACGCTTGAAGTCCTATATCCAGTGACACTCTTGGACAATGATCTATAAGCGTTGATAGACCCTTCAGCAGTGGCAGCGTATGTCATAGAGGCATCACCTCTAATTCCGAAGTTTCCTCCTTCTGCAATTGCGTCTTGATTTGCACCAAGGAAGATAAATTCATAATTTACCTTTTCGTCGTTCTGACAATCTTGAATCATATTAAAAACGCCTTCTCTGTCATATTCTTTAGATGAATTTTCTCCACCATCAGTAATGAACACAAAAAGACACTTTGCAGGTTTTTCATCATCTGGCATCCCTTCAATATTACTTCTTACAGACTCCAAAGTCATTCCCATTCCGTCTAAGAGAGCTGTCATCCCTCGTGGATTCAATTCCAATGGTCCTACGTCTGGCAAATCAATCATATCATATACTAATTCATATTGATCGTCAAACCTAGCTAATGTTAGTGTTGCCTTTCCATCAACATCACGTTGACCATTAATAAATTCATCGAATCCTTCTTTCATAGCTGCTGCAATTGAAGTCATTGAACCTGATCTGTCCACTGCGATTGCTAAATGTGTGTAATCTTCGTTTGGCATTTCATTTCTCCTTTTTAAATGCTTTGTTGTTTTCTTATAGGAAGGATTAAAAATTGTCTAAAACAACATTGCCTAGAAAATCACATTGCTATTATACAAATCATTTTTTCAAAAACAAGTTCTCTTGCCAAAATAAAGGGAAAACACAGGTTTAGTAATTTTTACTAAAGTTCCGAGGTTTAGTAATTTTTACTAAAGTTCAACGCCAAAGGTTTAGTAATTTTTACTAAAGTGTATGAAGGTTTAGTAATTTTTACTAATGTTTTTTAATAGGTTTAGTAATTTTTACTAATTTATGTTAAATAGACATGCCGTAAGTCTTTGATTGTAAGGCGTTTATAAAATCGAAAAACCCCCTTATTATTATAATAGTATTTATACTATAAGAATTAGTATAGGTATATTATAAGTGTAGTGATTTTTAAGGATGATAAATTGGAACGTTTTTAGAGTAAAATTTACAGAATATTTGGTTGCTCTGGTATATTTTCGTGATTTTGAACATTTGGTTGCTCTTGTACATTTTCGTGATTTTGAATATTTCTCATCATTTCGATAAGACGATCTGCTCTAGTTCCAGTTTGTCTTGCCCAGTTAGAGTCTCTCATTTCGTGAGCTGCGGAATCGAAATTAAAATTCATCAGTGCTTCTCGAAAATTTCTAAATGTGGACAACCTTCCAAGTCCCATATTAAAAGACATATCAGATACAATCGTTTTAACTTCCGTAGGTTGATCACTAAAATTCGGTAAGAAACTTTGAGCATCTCCTATTGCATTTTGGATATCTTGTCCATATAATTGATTAACTTGCTCATCTGTAAGCATCTCTTTACCGCTTCTAATTTTATTATAATCTAATCCAAAAGCTTCAATCTTTGATTTAGCATCGCGTCTATTCAAATTAAATCCAACACCAATTGTAGGAACCTTCCATCCCTTTATGGGATCTTTATAAACTTTTCTAATATCAATAGTCTCTCCACCAATAGTAACCATTCGAGTAGAACCAGAAACTTCGTGCAATCTTATTAAGGTTTCAATTCCAGAAACATCTAACGCAGTAGGTAATCCATGTGGTGTTTCTCGTTCAGGTTGAGCCTGTTCTATTACTTGTTCAGGCTGTTCAGCTTGTTCAGGCATCTCTAGGACACTCCACTCAGGAGTTGGACTCATTCTAGCCAATTCTATAATCTTTTGATCATTTAAAGCACTCTCAACCTCTTCTTGAGATAATCCACTTTTCTGACAAGCGGTAAATATTGACGCACCTGAAAGAATCAATGCTACAGCTAATAAAGATTTTTTAAAACTATCACCAAAACCTGCTTCCTTTAATAATGCATCGTTAATCTTAGAATCGTTGTACCAGTTATAATTTTTGTTTGTCATATTTTATGTCACTTAGTAAGAGTTGTTTGTTAAATCATTCAATCCTGAAAGATTCAAATCCTCTTTTTTACATTCAGATTACGCAGTTTAATAAGAAAAAAGAATGAATATAAGCTAATCCTGAAAAAAGCTATGGGATTCTTGGAAACTCAGGGTATAATACCAATCATAACCAAATCGTCAGTTAATTTACTATAGGAAGGAAATGTGCCTACCCCAGAATACAACAAACAAATAAATAACGATGAAAGCAAATGTTTTCATTGTAGAGAGATGGTGGTAAAGTTTTTACAGACTAAACCCACCATAAGGTCTATATCCTTCGTAGAGATGGAACTTGAATCAGGAGAAGTAGTAAGAACAGGAGATATGACCTTTTCTGTATTCTTAGATGAAATCGGGTTCGATAGAGAATCATATGTAAAATATGGAAAAGAATTCTTCTCCAGTTTTATGATAAATTTCTTTGGTGAGTTTCTCGTTAGAGAGAATATTAGTAATTTTGTAGATTTGTCTTCAACAGTTGACTCACAAGACTTCATACAGGCAATTTCGTCCCAAAAGCATAGAAAGTTTGGGATATCTGTACAAGGAAATGCTGTGACATTTACTTTTCACATCAGTTTGCTTCCGACAATTTTAACTGAAGACTTAAAGTCTCTAGATTGGTAATAGAAAATGGGTAAAGGTAAAACAGAAAATGAGTTGGGTCCGTCGTATGTATACGTTCCTGAAGGAGCTAAATTGAATTTGGAAAATACGAAAGCTGAACCACCTAAAACAAAATATGACGAAAGACAGTCAAATGTAGAAGAAAAAGTAGTTAAAAAACTATGTGGAGGACGATATGGGAAAAATAACGACTAAGGGTGATGCCTTTTATATGGAACAAACATCTAAGTTTGAGTGCGTAGAAGATCAAATTACTAAAGATACTCTTGTCAATCAAGATGTGCCTAAGTTTATTTCTGAAATGCCTAATTTTACTGAGACAAATATGCCTTTGGTAAAAATAAAGTCGATTTACATTAAGGATTTTAAAATCTTTCATGATTTCTTTATCGATTTTACTCACGAAGGAGAAGTAAGTGATTTTTCTTGTTTTATTGGTCCAAATGGATGTGGCAAGTCTACTACTTTAGAAATTATCCAAAGCGTTTTTTCTAACTATGATAAATATGATGAGACAAGACTAAAATCTCTTTTGGGAAAAAAGGTTAGGCACACTGAAGGGGGAGACAAGAGTGGAGTTTATGGTGAGGCAGACTTCTTAGTTAGAGCCGTAATGCAGACTCCATTTGGAGATTATGAAGTTGTTCTAACAAAGAAAGGATTTAAGGTAGATCATCCAGAAAATATTAAGGCTCTTGCAATGCGTTTATGCTACTATACTCGTTTTGACCAAGAGCTTAGAAAGTTCCAATTAGATAGATCAAAGTGGTCACTCTTCAAAGAATTGTTCGAGGCCGTAACGGGGTTTGAGATTGAAGAAGAAGAAACTGAATTCGCTGTTGGTAACTCTAGAATTAGTAAAGAATTTGTGTTTGGCTTTTTTGTTAAGAAGCCAAATGAGACAATCCACTATAAGGAATGTAGCGATGGAGAAAGAAAAATAATGAAGTCGTTCTCCTCGTTATTGAACCTAGAATACATCCCTTCTGTTATCCTTATTGATAATGTTGAAATGCATGTTGAAAGTGGAAGACACTTACCCTTGATTAAGGCAATGAAAAAATGCTTTGATACTAGCCAAATAGTTACTACTACTCACAGTTACCATATCTCTAGGAACTTTTCAAATAAACATCAAGTATATGATTTGAGACTTTTGAATTGTATGGAGATTTATAGAAAAGAACCTTGGAGATTGCAAGTTTTTGACGAAATCAAGGATTCACTAATAAAATTGGAAACTTTTAATGACACTCTAGATCTTCAGAAAGATGGTAGAGATATACTTAAACAGTTAAACTATGAAATTGAAGACATTAGTGATTTCAGAAGTGATGTAAAACAATTCATGTTTGAAGTAGTCAGTTGTTCTGTCGAAGACATGATATAATTTAGAAAAATAATAGGAGTTACAAATATGGGTCATCGTGTAAAAAAGAGAAATGGTAGACTAGAGCCATTTAAAGTTAATAAAATAAATGTAAATGTTGAAAGGGCAGGTCATGATTTACCAAATGCGTGTGTCAGTGAGGTAATATTTGACGCAGAGATAGGTCTTTATGATAAAATTAAGACTGAAGATATAGATATTGCATTAATATTGGCAGCAAGAAGTAAGACCTATGAAGATCCCGATTATTGCAAAATGGCTTCAAGACTAGTTCGCAACTGTATTTATAAAGAGGTTTTTAAAGAGTCTGTTGATTCAGATACCTTCGAAGCAGATTATAAGTCCGCTTTTATTCGCAATATAAAGAAGCAAGTGAAAGAAGGAAGACTTGACCCAAGAAACTTGGGGTATGACCTTAAGGTTCTCGCGAATGCTATTGATGTTGATAGAGATGACCTATTGACGTATGTGGCAATACAGAACATCAAGGATAGATATCTCTTGAGAAAAAGTACTGACAAAAAGATCTTTGAAACACCTCAAGCATACTATATGCGAGTGGCTATGGGACTTTGCTATAACCAGGAGAACAAAGAGGAAGCAGCGATAGCACTATATAACTGTTATTCTACTCATCGATCTTCTCCATCTACTCCAACCTTGTTTAATTCAGCAACTACTCACAATCAGTTGTCTAGTTGTTACCTATCAGAAATAGATGATTCAGTTGATGGCATTTTTGATGGTTTGTGGCAAGAAGCGAGAAAATCAAAGTATGCAGGAGGTCTTGGATTTCATGTATCAAAGATTAGAGCCATGGGTTCTCACATTAAGGGGACAAATGGGAGATCTAGTGGACTAATCCCTTGGTTAAAAGTTTATAACGATATGTTAATTGCTTGCGATCAAGCTGGCAAAAGGCAAGGTAGTGGATGCGCTTATCTTGAGCCTTGGCACCTAGACATTGAAGACTTTATTGATTTGAGAAAGGAAACGGGAGAGGAGCGTAGAAGATGTCACGACCTAAATACCGCCCTTTGGTGTCCAGATCTATTCTTCGATAGAATAAAAAATGATGCCGATTGGACACTATTCTGTCCTTCTGAAACTCCTGACTTGCCAGACCTTTATGGTGAGGAATTTAATTTGAGATATGAGGAATACGAAAATCAGGCAAGAAATGGAGATATGGTTAACTTTAGGGTTATTAAAGCAAAAGAATTGTGGAAAACTGTATTAAAGTCCTTGTTTGAAACCTCTCACCCATGGATTACGCATAAGGATAATGCAAATATGAGATATAGCAACGCTCACGAAGGCCCACTACATGGATCTAATCTTTGCACCGAAATTTTCCTACATACAAAGCACTCAGAATATAAAGATGGGATAAAAACTGAGGTTGGAGAAACAGCAGTATGTAATCTTGCATCTATTGTATTGCCAAAGCACGTAAAAGATGGCAAGCTAGATACGGAGAAACTTGCTGAAACGGTTGAATTAACTATACGAGGACTAAATAGCGTAATTGATATCAATTTTTATCCGACAAAAGAAGCTGAAAAATCAAACCTTGCTCACAGACCTATTGGTCTTGGGACAATGGGATTTAATGATCTTTGTCATTTGTTAGATGTGGTTCAAGATAGTAACGAAGGAGTTCAATTGGCTGATGAAGTTGCGGAGTTTATCTCATATCATGCCATTTTAACTTCTTCAAGGTTAGCTAAAGAAGAAGGAAAGTATTCCACATATGAAGGCTCTAAATGGAGTCAGAACATTTTCCCAATTGACACTTACAATGAACTTATGAAATGGAAGAATCCTAATCATGTTGAGGCGAAAGAATCGGAAAATTTGGATTGGGAATACGTTAGAGATCACGTAAAGAAGTACGGAATGAGAAACTCTAATACTATGGCAATTGCCCCAAATGCTTCTATCTCATATCAGATGGGATGTACACAAAGTATTGAACCTGATAAGGCCGTTCTTTTTGTTTATGAAAACAAATCTGGTCAGTATTACTTACTAAATACTAATTTCGTAAACGACATGAAAAAAGAAGGTCTTTGGAATAAGGAATTCGCAGATCAAGTTCGTGAAGCAGATGGAGCCGTTAAGGATTTAGATATTCCTGAGAGATATAAGGCAAAATATAGAAATGCCTTTGATAAAGATCAGTTCAAACTTATAGAAGCAAATGCTGCTAGACAAAAGTGGATTGATATGGGAATAAGTTTTAATTGTTGGAATAACAAAACCAGTTTAAAGTATATAAACGATCTTTATGTCTATTCAAATGAGTTAGGCTTAAAATCTAATTATTACTTAAGAGGGATTGCCGCTTCACAAATTGCTAAATCTTCAGGAACTACTGTTCAAGAACGAAAAGAAGAAACTCCTGAGGAAGATGCGGCGAATGCTTGTTCTTTAGAGGCAATGATGAGTGGTGGAAGTTGTGAAATGTGTGAAGGATAGTTTTAATAAGGAGAAAAAATGAAGAAATTAAATAGATTGTTTGATGTAAAAGAAGATCATGTTAGTCAACTGGTGCAAAGTCCAAATTATTGGGCGTTAGAACTTTGGGAAAAGGGTTGTGCCAACAACTGGATGCCACAGACGATTGACATGTCGCAAGACATTGAACAGTGGAGAGACAAAGCTCTTCTAACAGACGATGAAAGACTAATCGTAAAAAGAACTTTAGGATTATTCTCTGCTGGTGAAAGTTTAGTTAGCAATTCTATAACTGAAGCTGAGAGCAAATACATTACTGACGGGGCATGTAAGCAGTATATGTTGCGCAAAGCCTTTGAAGAGTCCTTACACAACTACACAGTCAAGATGTGTGTAGAAGCTTATGGACTTGATGTAAACGAAGTCGCAGAAGCTTATTTAAATATCCCAACCATTTCTAAGAAAGAGAAGTTCTTGTCCGCAGTGCTTGGAAAGTTTGAAGATCCTAGCTTTGACATAACTACTACAGAAGGAATTCAACTTTTTACAAAGAATCTCTTTGTAATATATTTGATTTGTGAAGGCATTTGGTTTTTTCCAAATTTTGCTTTGATTATGTCCTTAGGTAGACAAAACAAACTTATTGGTTTGTATGACCAGATTAAATACACTATTCGAGATGAGACTCTTCATGTTGAATTTGGAGTTAAGTTAATTAATCAAATTGCTGTAGAGTATCCTGAGATTTGGACGCCTGAGTTTAAAGATGAATTAATTGAGTTGATGAAAGTTGGTGTTGAAATTGAAAAAGAATACTCAAAAGAGATTCTTCCTAATGGTATTCTTGGGGTTAACTCTGACATGCTTAACACTTATGTTGAATTCTTGGCTAATGAAAGGTTAGCTTCTGTAAATTTAAAATATAAGTTCCCTAGTGATAAAAATCCATTCCCATTCTTGGGAGAGACGCAAGATGGTGATGGTATGGCTGCGTTTTTTGAGCGTAGAGAAAAGAACTATAGAAATGCATCTGTATTAGAAGATGATCTCTAAATAACCTTCAGGCAAGGTAAAAGGGTTATGTTTGACGAAATATACAAACATAACCCTTTTTTATTGACGAAATATGACAAAACACATTAAAATTTTTGAGAAAAACGAAAAGTATTGCTTTTCCATTAACGATTTTTATTCTATTAGACATAGCCGATTAACACAACACGCTGAAGAATACTATAGGTATGCTTGGGAAGCTCAAAGAGATGCGAGAAATCTAGCTGAGAAGCACGCTTATCATATTAAAACTTTAGAGAAATTTGCTTTTGAAGATTTGTCAAAACCAATTATAGAAGATATTGCGGCTGAAAGACGTTTAGCCGATCACTATGACGCAATATATGACGGGTTAGTAGATATTGCCTCAGGAATGGAAGAAGGCGACAAACTCCAAAGAAAAGTGAATTACTTTGAAGCTAAGGCGGTAATACAAGAAATCCTTTATATCATTGAAGAAGAAGAAAACGATGAACTCGCTGACGAGGACGAGAAAAAAGAAAGTGAAACTAGGCTTACCAAAGTTATTGGTAAAGTCAAAAAACTTGTCAAAAAGTATTATCGCGAAGAATTAGCCGCAGATAAAAAGAAAAGTGAAGAAAATGCTAAAGTTCAGCCAGACATGGGAATGGGTGGAGGAATGGAGGAAATGGGGGGGATGGAAGCACCAATGCCAATGGCCAGCACTAATTCTTGGATAAAGATTGCTTCTTCAGTAGAAAACGTCTCAGATGACGTAAAAATGGATTTAATTAATGATTACTGTGAAAAGGCATGTTTAGCAATAGAGAATAAACATCCTGAAGTAATTTACTCTAGTGACTCCAGTGGAATAACGCTAAAAAGCAATGGAACTCCGATACTTCATTTAAGTATAAGCAAAGATTTGTTTCTTGAAGATATTCAGCCTGTTGGCGAATTCAAGAAGATGTATCCATATCATGGTACGAAATTTTATCAATCTTATTGGAAACCGATTGTAGAAAAGATTGGTCACTGCTGCATTGGTAATGGCTCTGACATTCTATGTTTGGGAGATAAGGTTTTACCTGATGTCTCCAACAAAAGTGAAACAAAATATCAAACGATGAATAAAAAATCAAAAAACATAAATTTCTTTGAGGTTTCTTTTAGGGGTGATCCTGAAGCATGGTTTGTAAAAGAAGTCTCATTAAAAAAGAGTGCAAGCGCAAAGTATTCTAAAGAAGAGTATTATAAAAATGGGAAAGGAGCAATGGTTGTTTGTGTCGATCCTACATTAAAAAGTTATTATAAGCAGACAGGACAAGTAGTACAAGTAATACCATTTGATGAACATCTAGAAGTCGATATTAACTTCGGGCACAACATATGTAGAATGGTTGAGTCTCAATTTGAAATACTTAATGACTTGTGAGTTAATAAAATTAAATCCTCTCACAAAAGAGCAGTCATCCATACAAATTGGTATGGAGGTTAGATCATTTTGCTGTGTAGATGATGATATTTACTTCATACATCGTGAAGGCATCGGCAAAATACAAAATGGCGTTGTAGACCATAATTGGTACCAAGAGCTATGTAGCGTTGATATTCCAGATCTATCCTCACTTAGTTCAATAACTTATTGTCCGTTTAATAACAATTTATATGTTGTCAGTGATGGTGGAAGTCAAATAGGTAAGGTTGACTTGGTCATGTTGGATTTCGAGTTCATGATCTCTAAGGGAAGTGTCAAGCAATTCAAAGACAAATTTTTGTCAGTTAATGATTCAGATACTTACATTGTTTCTGATGGTAGAAAAATTGTTTGGAGCATTACGGATTGCCACAGATGCTTTCAGATGGTAGATTGCAAAGCTGTTCCATTAGTTGGTTGTGGTAAATCAGGATATTCTATGTCTAAGTTAGAACATGCAAGAATTTCATGTCCCACAGGAATCGCCATTATGAATGGAGTAATTTGTTTTTCAGACATGGGAAATAATTGTTTAAGAGGGGTTAGCAATAATAAATTGTTAACTGTAATTAGTGACTGTAAAAACGTTAAAGATGTTTTCTATCATAATGAAAAGATTTTCTTTTTAAGCGATAAAACTATCTACATGTTGTCGTCTGAAGGAGATTCAGGTCACTTATTTGAAGTATATAGGTCTAAAAACCTAATTAAATCATTTTTTCCGAAAGGTAATGATTGCATGTATCTACTATATAACAATTATGGCATACCGCTCCAAGAAAGAAAAACCGATCAGTCCACTTGACGAAATAATATCTAAAATAAAGTCTGATAATCCCTCCATTAAAAGCAAGAAATCAGATAAAGATGAAGAAATTGTTGACATAATTACTTTTTGTAATGGAGAACAATACCTAAACCTAGTTAAGAACGGCTTAACACTCTGGATGTCACAAAGAGTCATTTTAAAGTGTTTTTACAAAAATACTATTGGCAATGATGATCTTAAGCTTACTACAGAGGAATGGGAATGGTTGTATGATAATGAAGAAAATGAAGAGTTAGAAGGATTTGTCTATGAGAGGAATATCAAAGATGTAATTAAGAAGATGATGGACATGGACAAGTATCACACAGATAAGTCTGCGGGTAATGACTTTAATGAGGGGAAAGATACATCCGATCAAAAAGCTGAATACTTTAGCATGTTGCATTTAGTATTGGGTCGTAGAGGATCTAAGACTTTAATGGCATCTATAATCACAGTTTATGAAGCTTATAAACTTTTGGTTGTTAATGGTGGAGATATGCATGAGTACTATAATCTTCCATTTGACGATGAAGTTGCCATTATTAATGTAGCGTTATCGCAGGCGCAGGCAGGTCGTTTATTTGGACAGATACAGGCTAGACTAAGAAACTCCCCATTTTTTAAGAATAAGATTGCAAAATCCACTAACTCGGAGATTCGCCTATATACTGACTCCGATTTAAGAAAAAAAGAAGCAGGCGTTGACGTTGACGTTAATGGATCTGTAATTCTATTATGTGGTCATAGTAATCCTGACTCATTAGCTGGTTATAGTGCAATATTGATTTTATTTGACGAAATTGCATTCTATGATGAATCTGGCAAGGTAACAGGTACATACTTCTTTAATAGACTTAAACCTTCTTTATCTAAATTTTATAAATACAATGCTGCGCGAATTGTTATGATCTCTTCTCCTAATAATAGACAGGGGATATTTTATGATAAATTTGAGGAAGCTAAGAAAGATGACTCGATATTGTCCTTTCAGTTGCCCACTTGGTGTGCAAATGAAGACATTGATTTTGATAACAAGGAGATGACTACTGATAGAGAGAGCAATCCAGACATGTTTTCAATTGAGTATGGCGCACAATGGGCTACTGGTGGTGCTTATGGTAATTACTTTGAATCAGGATTAATAGAGAGATGTGTAAAATCAGAAGCTGGGCCTCACACTAAACCTCAACCAGGATTTAATTATTTTGCCCATGTTGATCCTGCAAATGGTGGACATAACTATTGTATGGTTCTTGTAGGATCTAAACGATATTCTAATAATAGAGGAGAGAAGAGGTGGCAAATTCATCTAGCAGGAGTCTGGATATGGAAACCTGTTCCTGGGATTGGATTACAGTTCCACGAGATTGATAGAGACGTTTTAACGATTTGTCAAATTTTTAGACCTATTTCTGTTACATATGATGATTTTCAATCGGTCCACAGTTTGCAATTCTTAAGAAGTCATGGAGTTCCTGCAAGAAAGATACAGTATAATAGAAACGTAAAACAAAAAATATATATGAATTTAAAAATGTTAATGGAGTATCAACCATTTTCAGAACTATTCCTTTATGATGATGGTGCAAATGCTTCTTATTTAATTGCTGAGATGTATAATTTGAAGTTCAAAAGAATTACTAGAGGTATTTCTTTGTTGCCTGACAAAAATGCAGACGTTAAAACAGATGACGTAATAGACTGTTTGGCAGGAGCGTGTTCGTCAGCAAACAATGCAATTACACCATGTCTTCCTATGCCCACAACAGTAAGAATGAGATTTTAGAGGATTTTTATTTTCTATATAGAAGAAATAAAAGAAAAACTAAAGAAGTTTTTCAGGAGAACAAAACTAAAATGGGTGATTATAAATTCGTAATCTATGAAAAATTAGATGGAGATGCACATACTGACCGTATGTTGCAAGAGGATCATGGAAATGTTCCTGAAGAAATTACAAATAAACAATTAGAGTCTCACCATGTTGGATATAAAGATACAATAATGGAAGATTTATTGGAAAAGAATAGAACTGGTTCTGCGGAAGTTGTTCTAGAGAAGAATTTGAACGATTCGAAAGACCAATTTGGATCACAGCATAGAAATCCCTCCGCTTATGAAGGCGATATAAGCAAATTAGAAGAGCAAAGAATTGCTAATAACAAAAAAAATGAAGAATATGAAGTTGCATCAGAAACTCCAAAAAGAAGTAGATGGTGGGAGTTAAAAACAAAAGATGGTCTTAAAATTGCATCTAAAAAAGAAGCTCAGTTCCATTATGATGACATTAATTGGGAAGAACTTGATAGACAGCAAGACGATGAGTTCGCTTCAGGTGATGTAGACGACGATCTTATGAACGATCTTAGTAATGATTTTTCAGTTGACGATATTGGATTCGAAGTAGATGAATTGGACAAAAAGATTCCTAGTGTATTGAAAGAGGTTTCTTTTGATGTTCCAGATGTTGGAGGAACGCCAACGGCAAAAGGAGAAATACAAATTTCTAATTTAGATTTTTACGATTCTGCTAATGATCCTAGACTTGAAGAAGATTTAAAAGATGTTCTTGATGATATTTCATATCGAGAGAAAGTTGAACTCCCTTTTAATTTAAGTTCATTCGATTTTTCTAAATTTTCAGAAGGTGTTATAAGCTTTGCTATGGAAACTCAGGGAACTCAAGGGTTCGAAATAGACGATTTAACTGCGTCAAATAATTTTCCTGTTGTTGAAGCTTCAAAAAAAAAGTAGAAGAATCAAAGGTTAAGAAGGCTTTCAACGCATTTAAAGACGCATTTGATGGGGAAGATATACCAGCCACTCATGCAGAGCTACACAGTTTACTTCAATCAGCATTTTTTACAGAAAAAGAACGACAACTTTTCATTAGACAAGTAAAGTCTTATGCAAGAGAAATGAATGTTGGGTTAGACTTGCTATAATATTATTGTATAATATGAAAAATAATTTTATTGTGGAGTTTTGTTATGAAGGTTAATATTTATGGGCTTACTGAAGCCACTATCTCTTTTAATTCGATGGGTATGATGCTAAGAGGAAAATACAGTAGTATTCCTGAGGAATATGAAGCAGGCAGCGTGGCTTATAATGTTGTTATTGATAATGAACATCAAGCTAACGAATTAAGGCAGATTTCTGACCTTAAATTGATTCGCGTAGAAGTTTTGGAAGAAGAAGAGAAAGAAGCAATCAATTTAAAGGACATTGTGTCATCTAGTCTTGTTGAAGAAACTGTTGAAGAAACTGTTGAGGTCATAACCACAACAGAACCTGCGTTAGAAGAGATAGAGGACGACGTTAAGGTGTCGGAACTGCCTCCATCAGCAATAGATATTCAAATACCTTTGACTGATCAATACGAAAACTCATCTGATGCAGTCGTTATGACATCAAGTGGACCAAGACGCGGAAAAATGACTCATAAGATGAATGGTGAGATTGACGACACGGATTCTCGTTGTGCAGCGTCATTGCAGGCTGCTGAAGATCTAAAGACAGAAGAAGAAAGACTTGACGATGTTATTGACGAGACTCTTTTAGATCCTTCTGAGCAAATGGGATCAAAGGCAGTATTAGGTGCTGGTAGCGGTAAAACGACAACTACAGCAATGAAGAATAACGCCTTTGGAGATAAGCCAGAACCTAACTTTCTTGATTTAGAAGTGGAAGACGACAAAAAGACAGACAAGAGCAAAGAGGTGGAATCACCATTTATTGATTTAACACCTGATACGAATAGTACTGATGAGGCGTTTCTTGATCTTGATAAGGAAGAAGAGAATGAATTAGGAGATTCCTTTATTGAATATTAAAGGTTCACTAAGCTAAAAAATAGAATGATTTCTCTATCTTAATATTTGTTTTGGAGGTTGTGTTAACAGCATGAGTAAACAAAAGAAAACAGCTTATAGAACTACCATGCCTGAGATTATTGCTCCAGGTACTGGTCTTAGTGGAACGACTCAAAAATCAGTCATGCCATTTAATAATGTGCATACCATTTGGGATGTTTTAACTGGTAAGCCATACTTA